ATAGCAATAAATTGAATGAATTTATCAGTGTCAATATTACCATTTAAAGCTGTGTGCTTTACTAAATCTGTTCTTGATATTAATAGTACTTCCGCCATAATTATTTTACGTCTGAGGGTAAATTTGTATTTCTTGGACTAAAACCTTTTAATGGTAAATTGTTAGGATAAATAGATACCTCAAAAGGATTTGTAACCTTAAAGCCTTTTATTTCTGCTGCTCTAGTACCTATCTCTTTAAATGTATCTGTATTAGCATTTAAGTCTAGCATCATTGTAACACGTTGAAATTTATGATGACATCTAGCACCACCTTTGTATTTCCATATAGAATATTTATCGCTACCAAACTCCCCAAAACCTGGATTTACAGCTACCTTTTCCATAGCTTCTAAATCTTCTTTTCTGTACAACTTATTAGCACTTAACATAGCTTTACAAAATGCTCTATCAGGTGTTGGATTTCCAGCGTATTTATAGCGTACTTTAAAATATTTATCTTTAACTTTTTTGTCTTGTGATGAAATAGCTGTCGGTCTAGCTGTGCCAGTTGAAACTAAATTAACCAGTTTTGATAAAACAGTTTTTTTGTTCAATTTATCTTCTAACTCGTTTTCAATATCTGACAAGTGAGCATCTAAAATATCCTCATCTTCAATTTCAACATCTCTTTCATCTAACACTATCCAGCCCTTTTGAATATCCTCTCCTATTTCTTGTAAATATTCATCTAAATTAAAATCAGCACTCATTTGTGTATTGACCTCTTGTGGTGCTTGTGTTAATTCTCCGTCTGTATCTAACACGTTTAATCGTTTAAAGAATAGATTTAAACTAATATTGTTAACCGATAAAACCTTATCAAATGAATCACATAATAGCTCTTGAAATGGTCTAATAACCATATTATCGAATAGAATTGCGCTATTTTTTAATTCATCAGCATTACTTGAAAAACCATTACTTGATGATATACCAAATAATAAAGGACTTGTAACATTATGACCTACTAATATTTTGTTTCTAGCCTCCTCAGATAAGTAATTATAATGTGCTGGTGCATCGTCTAATGGTACACTGTCAATAGTTGTTTTAGCATCTACATTATCATTGAAAGATACAACAACTTTTTTACCTTTAGAACCAGTTAACTTACGAATAACCTCGTTTGAAATCTGTTCTTTTTGCTCATCAGTTGGCGTTCCATTGTTGAAATTAATGATAGATGTAGGACTGAAATGGTTACTAACCTCATTAATTAAATATTCGCTAATTTTTTCCTCTAAAACAGTGTAGTCTAAAGCTCCTACATAATCAACAAGTGAGTAATACTTCATTCCTACTGAATAAGGTTGAATATAAAGTATCTCAACATCTGAACTACCAAAACCAAAAGCATCTAATCTCGTTGGTTTGTATTTCTTTGTATCGTTCCAATTGTCGCTATAATAATACGCTTCAATTTCTCCATCTTTATTGCATTTCTCAGCACGTAATAAATGCACTGGTATATGAAATGTTTTTAAAACGCTCTTTCTACCTTTAGAATAGTGTATCTGTAAAGCACATTGACCTAACATTTTTAAATCAACGACCAATTTACGCACATCATCTTTTTGAAATAAAGTAAGCATTTGAGCATACTCGTTTGGTTTTCTCGAAGCATCTAGCGAACTTAAACCACGTCCATATATTAATTTACAAATGTTATTAATTACAGCGTTATTCGTAGCTGAATTGGTAAATCTATCTATTAAGAACTGATAATAATTATTATCAACTCCGTAGTCTACCCAATCCTCTCTATTATCTTCTGAAATGATAGGCGAAGTATAACTAGATAATTCTATTATATGTGTATTTTTATTCATAAATTATGAAATCGTTATTTGTTGTGCGTGAATTGTAAACATCTGTATTTACTGAATAAGGTAAATTTTGGTTTGTACAGAAAACCTTACCTAAAAATCGTGTTTCTGTTTTGCTATCTTGATATATTCTAATAGTATAGTAATGTCCCTCAATTAAATTAAAAGCCATTGTAATAGTGTGGTAGTAATCACCAGCGTAACTTGTTGTAACATCTAAAATAGTTGATTCATTTGTTTGCTCATCTATTAATTCAACTTTATTATATGTAATTACATCTGTATCACCGTTTACCTTGATATATACTATTTCATTTGTTTGCTCATCTTGTACAGGAAATACATCGAAATCAAACTCATCTAGTCTTGGAATAAAGCTAAATGTTTGTTCTGTTGTATCTGTTGTTAATATAATCATATATATATAACTAATTTATTCTATTTTGTTTCATAAAAAAAGGGATACCTAAGTACCCCTTTCAAATATTTATTTATCTCTATTAAGATACTACTAATGTAGCTGGAGAGAATAACGTTACTAATGCAGCTTGTGTAGAGGCATTTATAAAGTTTGCTGGTGTTGGTTCTTCAGCTGTAAAAGTTAATGAATAACCTGAGAAATCTCCCATTGCACCACCAGTTGAAATAGTCCCAGCTGTTACATCAGCACCGTACTTTAACCCCATAAGCATAAATTGACCAGCGTTGGTTTCGATAACTATATGTGGTCTACCATAAGATAAAAGTTTGATGTTTTTAGTTGTAGCAACATCTTGTTTTTTGAATTTTACCGTTAACGTTTGCGTGAAGAACGTTGTACCAGCGTTTCTATCAGAATTGATAGTTTGTTCAAACGTGTTATCTGAACCTTTTAATTCAAATTTATATAAACTGTCAACACTGTTAACATCTGTTATTAAATCTGTGTTTGTTACGTCATAAGATACATCAGCATCTTCGATTTGATAGTTAATGAAATAAATATTTCTTATTCCCCCAATCGAATCTTTACACGCTTCTGCTCTACCATTTGCTATTAAACAAGCCATATTTTTATTTATTAAAAAAGGGTGGCGTTTATTGCACCACCCTCAAGATTAGTAATTTAATTAATTATTAGTTAGCTGAATTTGTAATACCGTAAGTTACAATATCAGATACTGAATGGTAGTTAACAGCGTAAGAAGCTCTTAACACCAATCTTACATTGTTTGAGCCGTCCAAATCACTCATATCTAGGATTTTGACAGTATTCGCGTCATTTAGAAGTCCGCAGCCGAAGAACAAGTTAGAAGTTTCAGCAGCAATCGCAGTGTTACTTGCTAAACCGTTAGCAACGAATAATGGAATACCATCAAATGTTAACTCTCCGTTGTTATACCATTGTGTTCCTTTAGCATCAACACCATTGTTAGATGTAGCAGCAACTGAGAATCCACCTAATGCTCTAACATAAGCACGTGCAATGTTTTGAGAAACGTATATTTTCAAATCAGGAGAACCGTATACGGCAGTTGGTATAGCGTCAACGATTAAACCTAGTTGAGCTATAACGTTAGAAGATGTAATAGTTGTTCCAGCGATTTCGTTTGCAGTTGGTAAAGCAGCGTCTAAAGATAATAATGTAGCAATACCGTTGATTTGCCCAGCTGTTGCGTTAGTACCTCTCCAAATAGAAGTTTCAACAGATTCAGCTACTTTTTCAGTAACGTAAGCAAGTAGGTAGTCTTGGAAAGATTTAGCTAACACTTTGTTTGCAGAATAACCCATTTCTTCAGCCTGCCAAGTACTTAAAAAGTCTTTCTTACATAATTGTAAATTTACTTGAAAAGGCTCTAAAGTTAATGACCTTTCAGAAAGAGTAACCTCAGATGTTGCAGAAAAATCGCAAGTAGCATCTTTTAGTAGTCCATCTGTACCAAGTTTAAACATTGTTGTTTTGTAAGCAATGTTCGGTAAAATAGTCATACCACCATGTGCTAAAGTGTTACCACTTAACAAGGCAGCTTTTACCCATAGTTTTGAATCCTGACCAGCGTATGTAGTCGTAATTGATGTAGTTGTAGCCATCTTTTTATTTTATTTATTTATTGTTATATATTTCTTCTAGTATTTTATCTCTTGTTGCTTTAACTTTTTTAGGTGTTAAATCAATACTTTCAAAAGTTGTTTCATTCTCAGGATTAAAAGTAATAGGTTTAACAGTTTCCAACTCGATAGTTTCCTCAACTACTTCATCAACTTTTGATAACTCAACAATTTTTGCTTCTAATTCTACAATTTTAGCTTCTAATTCTTCAACTTTTGCAAAGTGTTGTTCTTCAATTGTAGATTTAACAATTTTCTTAGCTGTTTGTGTAGGTGTAACCTCAGGTGTTGTATCAGCTTCAACTGGCATTTCCTCCTCTTGCGGTTCTTCTTCCATAGCTTTCTCTTTGATTTCAGCTATCATTCCAACCTCTTGAACTACTAAAATACGTCCATCTTCTAGCTCATACTCTCCTACTTCTAATGGAATAGGCTCTGCATCAGGAACTACAATCATAACCGCTTGTCCTTTTTCAAACGAATCAGCTTGAATAGTTGTTTGTCCATCAGCTAATTTCATTTCCTCCAATTTAACCTCCATACCTAAGAAAGTTTTAATTGTATTAATTGCTTGTTTTACATCTTTATTCATACTTATATAACTTTATATTTAATTACTGTTTTATTTTACCCTCTTGAATTAACTATAACTCGTTCATTGTTAACGTTTTGCACCGTTGCAGTTGATTGTTCAACTAGCGCTCCTACTCCTTGCGCTTTTAACGTTCCATCACAACATTCATTTGAGTATGTACCATCAGCACATTGACACCCTCTCTTTGAGTTTGTCGGACTTAATTTTGGTTCTTTCTTTGCCATATTTATTTATTTTATTTCTGTTACTATGAAATTTAATTGGTCTACCGTAATATTCCTTGCACCTGAAGTGTTAGAACAATGTATCTCTAAATAGTCACCATTAGTATGCGACACAACACAAGTAAACGATACATTCTCAGCACGTCCCGAAGCGTTTGAAGTTGCTTTTGTTTTTGAAGGTGTTCTTATAGCACTTAGTTTACTATCATAAAACCCAAACTCACATACGTCATTAGCTGAACTTGTAAACGACAATATACATTGAATAAGATACTTTCTACTTATACTAGCATCGTTTGTAAGTCTATTATTTGTATGTGTGTATTTTGCGTTATCTGCACTAGCCGTTGTTGTTCCTGATACTTTATAAAACGTATTAGAAGCACTTACTGTAGTAGCGGTGGTATTACCTTGCATATACAATTGACCATTAACAGCTGTATTCGTTATTCCTACACAATTAACAAACAAAGACTTATTAGATGTTTGGTCAACTCCTGATATATAAGTACCACCACCTGAAAAGTTTACAGTATCTAAAATATATCTTTCATTTCCAATCGTTGCAGAACTTGAAACGTTTATAGATGTTTCCCCACTTAACGTAACAAATGAAGAATAAATAATTCTAAAACGTCGCGTAATGTTAGCTGTAGATGCAATAGTTATTCCTGTAGTTGTAGATGCTAAATCAAATAGGCATTGTGTGAATCCAATCGTTCCAATTGTACCATCTAATGTAAGTCCTCCACTATTCAAGAATGCAGAATCTTGCATAATAAAATTCGTGTAGTCTTTGATTGTTCCTATTGTAGCGCAATCGGTAAAGTTTACACCAAACCAATCCAATGCAGTTGTAGTACCATCACCATCTAGATTAAGTGCCTTACTATGTGTGATAGTTATATTTCGAATAGGAAGTGAATATACCGACGTTATCAATGCCGTTGACGAACTTAAACCCGTAGATTTAATTACGCAATTTTCAGAAGAACCACCTAATATAGTAGTATTTGCACCACACACTAATCTATCTCCTGTTAAATCTACAATCGCAGTAAAGAAATATGTTTTATTAGCTTCTAAAGTTATTACACCACTCACCGCAGTTGGCAAGTCTGTT